AGCCCGAGCCGATGGGCCACGGCTTCCTCGCGGCCGCTCCCGCGGTCGAGGAGGTACTTCGCTACCTCGGGCGTGATGTGCGCCTGGTAGGTGCTCACCGCCTCTTCCAGCATCTCCTTCTGGGTCGTCGAGAGCGGCTGGAGCGGGTCATGCTCGGCCAAGCTGTTGTCCTCCTTACTTCCTCTTCCAGGCGGGGACGTAGCCGCCGCCTGTCTTGCGTGCGGACGACTTGCTCGCCGGCCGCCGCCCGCCTCCGTAGCGGCTGGTGTACGTCTCCTCGCGGGCCGGTGCCGCGCCCTCTTCGATGGCCTTGTCCTTGGCGTACTGCTTCACCTCGGGGAAGGTGAGCTCCTTGCCCTCCTGCATCTCGCTGTACTTGGCGATGAGGGTGAAGCTGTCCCCGCCGTTCGCGCAGGAGTGGCAGTTCCACAGGCCCTCGTCGAGGCGGTACGAGAACGAGGGGGTGCGGTCGTCGTGGAGCGGGCACTGCGCCATGCCGGTGTTGCGGCTGGAGTTGAACTTCACGCCGAAGTGCTCCATGGCCGCTTCGAGGGTGGGCTTCACGTCCTCTCCCCCGCCGCCCCGCTCCTCGACTCGGCGCCATCTCACAGGCGCACCCCCAGCCACTCCTCGACGGCGAGGACCAGGGCCAGGTCGGCGTCGGGGTCTTCGACGTAGGCGAAGAAGGCTTCCGCCTCGTCCCATGCCGCGTCGTAGTCCGTGAACTCCCAACCCATGAAGCCGATCACCGCGGTTCCAAGTCGAAGTAGTCCTCGACGGTGGTGAGCACGAACGCCTGGCGCCAGTTCTTCCCGCGGCGCTTCACGACCACGATCGACTCGACGTCTTCGAGGTCCAGGCCGCGGTGCTTGGCGAAGTTCTCCCGCTCGACCAGGGCCTCACCGAGGAACACGCCCGGCTCGAACTTGGCGTTCTTCGCCTCGATCACCAGGTACATGCCGCTGCCCTCGCGGATGACCATGTCGCCTTCGTCCTCGGCGCCGGCCAGGCGCAGGGACTCGATGTCGAAGCCGTCGCCGCGCAGGCCGTCCCGCAGCTCGGTCTCCCACTCGGCGCCCTTGCGCTTGTTGCGCCGGTTCCGCGCCGCCACGCTGTTGCTCAACTTACACACCTCGCTCTCGTAAAGCCGAGCTCAGCGCTCGGCGGTTCGTCCAACTTACACACTTCAGGAACCCATGGTCAAGGCGACTTTGGTGGGTGACCACTCTTCGGCCTGCTTCGCTTCCTGGATGATTGCCCGGCGCTCCGCCTTCTTGAAGCGGGTGTACTCGGGCTCACAGATCATCGTGGCGTAGCGCTGCGCGGTCGGGTCGCACGGGCCCATGCGCTGCTTGATGCACGCCACGTGGTAGGCGAGCGAGGTGGGGTCGAGCGCCACGGACAGGGCGAGCTCGGGCTTCTCGGACAGGCCGCCCTTGACCTGGTCGCGCGAGGGCGGGTTCCAGGGGGACGTCTTCGCCTCCCATGCCTTGTCGCTCGCGTGGTGCAGGATGATGACGGTCGCGCCGGTCGCGCGGGCCAGCTCGGTGCAGCCCTGCATCACGGCCATCTGCTCGGTGTAGTCCGACTCGGCGTTCTCGAAGTCCATCAGGTTGTCGAACACCAGGATCTCCGGGTACGCGTCCCACAGTTCGACGTACGCCTCCAGCTCCTCGTCGATCGCACGCCAGGAGATGGGCGACCCGAACGAGAAGGTGATCTTCGAGTCGGCGAGCGCGTCGATGTACGCCTGGCGGTACTTCCCGCCCTCCGCCATGCCGGCCTCGACCATCGTCGTGGTGTCCCGCGTCGCCATGGACGCGAGCCGCGAGCTGGCCGTGAAGGCGCTCATGTCGGCGGAAAAGTACAGGGTGGGGAGATTCATCTGGGCAACCCAGAACAGGGCGAAGCCCGACTTCTGTGTGCCACTCCGTCCGGCGATCATGACGACCTCGCCATGCCGGGGACGGACGCCCATCGCGTAGAGGTCGTCGAACGCCTCTACCCGCGGGAGTTCACGGCCCGATTCAGCATGAAGCGCAAGGGACCTTCCGGGGGTGAGCACTGGTTGCCGATCTCCTCTCGCTCGACGACCACGCGCCGGATACCCACGGCGGTGATCAAGGTGGTGCAAGCAGGACACGGCTTGCGCGTGACGTAGAGAGTCGCGGCCTGGAGCTCCGACGCGTCGATGCCCTTGTCCAGGGCGTCTTCGATCGCGTTCCGCTCCGCATGGGTGGCCGCACAGTTCGAGTAGTCGCTGTCGCGAGCACACGCCTCGACGGACAGCCGGCCTCGCGGGCAGTTCCCCGCGGTGACACATCCAGGCACCCCGGCCGGAAGGCCGTTGTACCCCTGGCCGATCACCCTGTTCCTCTTGCTCAGGATGACCGCGCCGACCTGGGCCCGCGTACAGTCCGCTCGCGTGGCCACGGCCTCGGCAATACCCAAGGCCCACTCGTCCCAGCTCGGTCTCACTGGAACCTCCCTCCTCGGGGCGCTCGCCCCGTCATGCACCTCCCTCCCACACGCCGTGAAACTTACACACTCGGATCAGTCGAAGTCGGGGACGTCAGCCAGAGCGGCCTCCGCGGTGGCCTCACGCTTCTCGGCGTAGGCGATCACGGCGTTGCGCACGCCAGCATCGGTGACCGGACGCCACACCCACGCCGGGTGAGCACCGGGCTTCTTCGGGGGAACCTGCTCCAGGCGCACGATCGTGGCGCCGCCGACGATGGTCTCCAAGTCGCGGGCGAGGATGGTCTGCTCGATGCGCTGGCCCTTGGTCACCTGCGGGGTGCCGGCCTGGAGCGAACCGCCGTCAAGGAACACCGTCACGTCAGCGAGGGCCGAGTCCTTCGGGCCGTTCGGGGTCGGGCGCTGGCGCTCGAAGGAGTGGACCTCCACCAGGATGGCGACGGCGTTGATGTTGTCCTTCGGCTTGAACCAGCCGCCGCCCTGGACCGGGAGTTCCTTGAGGTTGAGAGCGAAAGTCACTGTGTGGGTTCTCCTTTGATCGAGTTACTTGATGTCGAGGCAGCGGGACGGCATGTCGCCGGCCTTTGCAAGGGACCAGAGCCCGCAAGGGGCGGACGTCCAGGTCCAGACGCTCGCGATCAGGCCGACCACGAGCAAGATGATGGTGGCGATGTCCTCGCCTTTACTGGGCCTGCGGCGCACTACCAGCGCGGCCCGGTCACGACCACGTGAGTGGCCTGCACGTCCAGGAGCTTGGAGCCCTCGGGAGTGCCGGCCCGCATGGTCCGCTTCAGCTCCTTCGTCTGCTGACGGGCCAACTCGCGCTCGTCCACCAGAAAGCCGAGGGGGATGTCGAGCTCGACCGCGTACGTCACCGATCCGACGATCGTCACCTTGCTCAAGCGGTCGCCTCCTGAAGGGCCTTGCCCTTGGCCTTCCAGGCGGCCATGACCGACGCGTCACTGAAGAAGGACTGGTTCTCGGCCCAGAGCTTCTTCACCCCCTGAACGTCGGTCTGCTTCTCGATCTCCCCGAGAATCCAGGCGTTCGGGTCTTCCTTGGCCGGCGCCTGGTCGGCGACGGTGTGGACCGGGGTGGTGCTGGCCGCAGCCGCCCACGGGTCGGACGACGGACGGGCCGGCTCGTCGGTGGTGGTCTCCTCAACGACCGTCGCACCGAGGGCCGTTGCGATCAGGCCCTTGCCGTGCGCCACGTTCGTGGCGTTGATGACGATGCTGCTCAGGCTGAGCCCTCGCTGCGTTTCGGGGTCCATCCCGAAGTACGACAGGATGTCCGACCGGATCTCCTCGGGCCTCCCCCGGAAGACGGCCCAGGTGTCGTCATACCCCTTGCCGTACTTGATCGTGACCGTTGTCTCGCTCACTCTGTGCGGTGCTCCTCTCTCACTGTCGCCGTCCAACTTACACACCCGGTGTAAAGTGAAGGGCTGTCGCCGCCGTCGCCTCCGGGGCGTTCCCCGTTGACGTTGTCCAACTTACACACTCGCGGAGTCGAAAGCAACTCCGTCTTTCGTGACCTGGCTCACGAAGGGAACGAGGGCCCCCTTGGTGCTGCGCTCCTGCCTGATCGTCAAGGCAAGCTGCGCCAGCCGCCACCCGATGTTCAGGTTGGCCCAGTACAACTCGCACTCGCCCGTCCCTGCGGGCAGGTGGACGATGATGCCCCAGTCCTGACTGACCGGCGGCAGGTCCGAGTACGCCGAGGCGGCCTCCTCAGCGGTGAACTCGGTCTTCTTCCAGGCGGCAAACTCCTTCTTGTCCGAAGGGTTCACCGGGAACCTGGTGTGGTCGTACAGCTTGCCGCGGGAGTACACCGCGAGCTGCGACGCCATCTTCAGCTTGCCGTACTGCACCGACCCGGTCTTGGTGTCCGTGATGAAGTTGCCGGCGATCGGCTTGCCGTCCGGGCCAGGGCCCTCGTAGTACGACAGCCGGTCGAACGTCCCGCCGACACCCAGCTCGGGCACTACCACGAACTGCTCGACAGCGATCACCTTGAGGACTGAGGTCGTGACCATGTAAGCGGCCATGTCGTCCAGGTCTTCGCCCGAGATGCCGGCCGGAAGCGGTTCGCCCCGGTCGACGTACTCGGTCAGGTCGTGCAGGTAGGTGCCCCGCCGGCTCTTGTCATTTGCTCCCGAGGAGTCCGTCAAGGACTCCGCCAAGGCATTCAGCGATGCCTTGTCCTCCTTCACCTCCGGGTCGAGGTGACGGGCTCGTTCCACCAGGTCGGGGCGTCGGGCTGCTCCCACCAGGACCATCCGCTTTGCCCAGTCCGTCAGACTGCTCTTGTCCTCGATGCAGTCGATGAACGTCGTCGTTCGGGTGTGCCCCTTGGGCCTTCCCCCCTGCTGCGGCACGATGAGCGGTCGCCCCCACCCGTCCCTTGGAACGGAGAGGTTCGGATGTACCGGACGGGCTTGCGGTAGGTCGATGAGATTCAGTGCCACTCAGTGCTCCTTTGTTCGGGGACAGGGAGGCAGGGCTGTTGCCCTTGTGGGTGACGATCGTGTCGTCAGCGGTAGGTGAAACATTCACATGCTGTAGCGGGCTCGGTATCAGCAGGGCCGTCACGATGCTGGCCGCCAGGCCGAAGCCGACGGTCATGCGCCTGATGTTCTTGCGGGCTGCGATGTAGTCGACTCGCGTCGGCTCGGCCGGCTTCTCCAGCTCGGCCGGCTGCTCGAAGTGCGCCAGGTAGATCCGGACAGTGCCGTCTTCCAGGATCTCGGGCTCGCACTCGTCCTCGTCCAGCGGCTCAAGGCCGCGGCTCTCAGCCATCGCCAGGACGGCTCGCATGTCGGCGGACTTGTGGTCCGGCTTCGCGTCAATGTGGAAGTCATACGCTTCCTCGTCCACGCGCAGGACGATCAGGCCGTCTGGGGAGCTGTACTCCCCACGCCACCCTCCCAGTGCGTAGAGGTCGGGAAGCGCGCCCTCATGAGGAACATCCTCGTCGGCAGGGACGAAAGGCCCCAGCCGCCTCAGCTCCCCATCTGACAGAACCATCTACAGACCCCCTCAGTGTGTAAGTTGCGCTTACGTCGATCATCCTGGTTGAACTTCAAAGCTTTGTCAACACAGGATCATCACACTCGCAAAATTCGTACGCACGTACGAACGTTACTCAGCGGTAAATGGGACTCACAGGTTCCACATACCCGCTACGACTCGCCAGGGTCACCGATGGTTGTACGGGTCACGCGTACAGAATGAACGGAATTTGAAGGTAGACCTACCGGGATGTACGGTGAAAACCAGACAGAGACCCCGGTGACTCGAACGCCGGGGTCTCTGTGCTTTGCGTATTCAGTTGTGGGTTACATGGCCTCCTTGTCTGTGGATCGCAACTTTGCGTTCTTGTCTGGCCGGTGGATGAGGTCATCGTCTCCCTCTTGACGTGGGACGTAGAAGAAGCCGTCCTCTGTCTCGGGGTCGTAGTGCACGACCGCCCCCGCCTCCGCCAGCATCTCCCGCCATGAGGCGAGCCTGGCCTGCTCATCCTTGGTCAGCTTGGCGCCGGCCCTGACGCGAGCCTCCAGCCTGAGCATCGCGACCGGGTACTTCCAGCGATGATCGGCCTTGATCTCCCAGGGGATCAGCTCCGTGTCCCGGACGATCCGCGGATCAAGGCCCCTCCTTCTGCGAAAGTTCCCCCACATTGACGCCACGGTGTCGATGTCGTACTTACGCTTGTACTCGTTGATCATCCATTGGTACGTGCGTCCTTCTTCGAACCAGCGGATGACTTCCGACTCGTTCACGATCTTGCTGGCTGGCATGTAGCTCCTCTCGTAGATGATCTTGACGGGTCGTTACACTTCCACACTACTTCAGCCAGCGTCAACTTGCACACCGCATGGCGCAAGTCACTGAGAAACTTGCACTGAGAAACTTGCACACGGAGGGCTCATGAAGATCCAGGTCACCGCTTGCGACAAGGACGGCGAGGTGCCCGCCCTCACGTATGAGCTCAAGGTCAGCGACGGCCGCGAGTTCTCTGCTGATCTGTGCGCGAGGCACGCCGTCAAGATCGAGGAGCTGATCGCAGAACTACAGAAGGAAGAGGAGCAGGCCGGGGAGGAGCCTGCATCCGACGCGGCGCCCGAGGTTGAGCCCGAGCCGGTCAAGCAGGCGCCCACGAACATCCTGGTCACAGCCAAGGAGGCCCCAGCCAAGAGGGCCCCCGCGAAGAAGGCAACCGCCAAGAAGGCACCGGCCAAGAAGGTGCCAGCCGAGAAGCCGGCAACGGCCAAGAAGACCACGAGCGGCCGGCGCCGCGCCAAGGTTGTGACCCTCGACGAGATCGAGGCCCAGAAGCAACAGGACTGAAGACACGACAAGCGCCCCCGCCAGCCAGACGGCCAGCGGGGGCGTTCGTGTTACTCGGACTTCTCGACGAAGCCCAGCGCGGTCAGGGCCTGTATGGCGACCGCGACTTCGGGGTGATCGGTCGCGAACACGGAGGCAAGCGAAAGAATCACACCGAGGGCTGCGGCGACGAGCCCCGTCTTCGAGCGGTACCGGGTGGGCAGGTGGCCCACGACGAGCGAGACCGCCTTACGGGTGGGTGCTGCGTGCTTGCTCACTTACGACCAGCCTCCTGCTGAAGGTGCTTGAAGCCGGACGCCCCGATCGCCGGGTCGTACGACTTGCCCGCGCTCTTGAACTGCGGGTTCTTGTTGTGGAAGCGGGCCACGGCCTTCTGCGTCTCCGCCCCGTAGTACGCGGTGTACGCGCCCTTGATCGGGCCGTAGCCGGCCTTCACGAGGAGCTGCTGGAGCTCCTTCACCTGGGCGTGCGTGGCGCCCGGCTTCACCGCCTTGTTCAGGGCGACGATCGTCGACTTCGCCGGGGCCGGCTTCGGCTTGGCCGGGGCGGGCTTGGACGGGGCGGGCTTGGCCTCCGCCTTCGGCGCCTCGTTCTTGAAGGCAGGGTCGGCGGACTTGATGCCCTCGGCGTACTTCGGGTAGCCGTAGCCGTACGTGTTGTCGCTGCGCCGCAGCCGCTTCTTCTTGTAGACGCCGTCGCCCTCGGCCGAGCCGTCCGCGTTGGTGTTGCCCTCGATCGTGTAGATGAAGTCGGCGTCGTAGTCGTAGACGATGCCGGTGTGCGTGCCGCCGTTCTTCCCGTAGAAGACCTGGGCGCCGATCGCGGGATACGCGCTGAACCGGCCGCGCTGCTTGAACCAGTTCGCGCCGGTCAGGCAGGAAGCGGTGCGCGGGAAGAGGTCCGCGACGCCGGCCTTGTAGGCGAGCCAGCTCACGAACGTGGCGCACCACGCCTGGTAGTCGGCCCAGGCCAGGCCCGGCACCTCGCCCGCGTACTTCTCCTTGTTGTTCCAGTGCCCGTTGGCGAATCCCTCGTGGTACCCGACCTCGCCCTCGGCGAGCGCGAGAACCTTCTCTACCTGTGAACTCACTGTGTTCTGTCCTCCTTGAGGATCAGGCCGCGGTCGCGGCCATGTGGTCGTCGAGGCGTTCGGCAACGGCCAGGCGCTCTCGGCGTTCGTGGGCGATGTCGGAGCGCACCGCGGCGATGTCCGTGCTGTGCTGCTCCTGGAGGGCGAGGACTCGGTCGATGCGGTAGGCCACCGCATCGAGGTCGTCGCGCAGGTTCGTGCTGTGGGTGTTGGCCACCTGGTCGCGGGCTTCCTGGGCGTGCTCGCGCACCTCGCGCAGGGCGCCGGCCTGGCGCCGCAGGAGCTCGACGACGACGCCCACCAGGGCGACGATCACCGTGCTTCCTGCGGTCACCAGCGCAACTTGCACACTCGGCTCCATGGCGAGGACCGTCACGACAGACGGGCCTCCAGCGCCGCGAGGCGGCCTTCGAGGTCTTCGATCTGCGCGGCCTGGCGCTGCACCACAGGAAGCAGAGCGACGCCGAGGAGGTCGTAGCGAAGGGCGTCGATCTCGCCGTCCATGTACTGGACCAGCCACTCAAGGCCGAGGTCGTGCGCCTCGTCCGCGATCAGTCCGACCTCGCCCTTGCGGCCGGGGCGGACCTTGCCGGTCTCCTCGTCGATCTGGTCCTTGCGGTCGTAGATCACCGGCCGCATCTTCAGCACGGTGTCCGGGTTGATCTCGAAGTCCTGGATGTTCTCCTTGAACTTCCTCGCCGAGGTGTTGCGGCAGAACGTGCCCGACCCCTCGACCCACACCGCGTACCAGGTGCCGTCAGTGGCGGTGTTCGAGTACGGCTTCTTCGAACCGTTCGCCCACGAGATCGTGTCGCCGGACGTCAGGTACGAGTCGTGGCTGTGCGAGCTCGGCGTGAACGTGGACGGCTTCGAGGTGATCGAGGACCAGGAGTGCGAGTGCGACGACGGCGCGAAGGTGCTGGGCTTGCCGCTGACGTCGTCCCAGTCGTGAGTGTGGGCGGACGGGGCGAACGTCGTCGGCTTGCCGGTGACGTCAGTCCAAGCGTGCGTGTGCGTCGAGGGCGCGAAGGTGGCGGGCTTGTTGCTGATGGTCGACCAGTCCGCCGCCTGCGAGACGTCCGCCCACGCGGTGCCGTTCCAGAACTCCCAGCCCTTGGTGTCGTTGTTGTAGCCGAGCCGGCCGATGCGCAGGTTGACGGTCGGGCGCGTGCTCGTCGTCCAGGCGCCGACCGTGTTGCCGATGAACTTCCGCTCGCCAGTCACCGCGGCTGCGGCGATCGAGGTGACGTTCGCGCCGACCGCGACGGTCGCCAGGGGGAACTCGTAGGTGCCGGTGTCGGTCTGCGTCGGGGCGGGCGGAGTCGACGAGCCGGCCGTGCCCTGGAGCACGACGAGGGTGATGCTGTTCGCGACCGGGTCCAGGCGCAGGACCACGCGGTCGACGCGGGCCGAGGTGCCCGCGGCTGCGATGGGCAGTACTTCGGTGGCCGTCGAGTAGACGGCGTGGCCGCGGACGATGGCGAATCCGGAACTGACCTTCACGGTCATGCCGGTGCCGTCCGCGTACGCGTAGAACGACACACCGCCCAGAGAGTCCGCAACGCCCGTGCTCTGGAACTCGCGGAACAGGCGGGAGTAGTCGGTCTCGGTGACCGCGGTGTTGTCGAAGGGGTAGGACGTGATCGTCACGCGGGGGGCCTCCTTGGGGAACGCGAAGACCCCCCGCGCCGTGAGGCCCGAGGGGTCGGAAGTAGAAGGGGGTTACATCACCCAGGAGCCGGAGATCCTGACGGTGTTCCCGGCGGTGATGTCGTAAGAGTTCGTGCTGCGAAGCGTGACCGTGCCGCTGGACGTGACGTCCGCCTCGCCGTCCGCGAAGCCAGTGCCGAAGACGGCGGTGTACGTCCGGGGTGGGGTGAAGCCCGCGGGCAGGGTGCCGATCACGGTGTCGGGCAGGTTCCAAGGCGGGCCCGAGCCGGCGCTGATCGTGGTCACCACGGAAAGGTCGAGGCCGAACGAACAGACGCCGTTGATCTTCCTCGCCTCGAAGTTGTTGACGGTGAAGCCGGACGTCGGCGTGAAGCCTGATGTGACCACGGTCGCCGTCACGGCCGGGGCCTGCGGGGGCGGGTACAGGGAAGCTCCCACCAGCACCTCCTTACGCGAGGGCGACCCAGAACTGGACGCCGTTGGCGGAGAACAGGGACGACGGGGTGATGGTCGACGGCGCAGTGGTGGCCGAGCTGGTGAACTTCGCGAAGCGCCAGACCGAAGTGCCCAGGCCCATCGGGCCGTTCGTCGTGCCGGTGCTGTCCCAGCGGGCCAGGGCCGGACCATCGACCGGGGAGGCGGTGTAGCTGAACCGCCAGCACACGTAGTAGACGCCGGGCGACAGGGTGACCGATGCCGTCAGCGGAGCCGAGGACCAGCCGCCAGCGGTCACGGACTGCGTGGCAGGCTCGTACGTCGCGGTGCTCATGTCGCCGGTCGCGCCCTTCAGGGTGCCGGCCGTGTCGTAGATCGCGGCCCAGGAGCCGGTGAGCAGACCGCCCGCGTAGCCCTGCATGTGCCAGACGATCTTC